TAACCTGATGATCGACGATTCAGATCCGACAGATCAGTATGTGAAGTTGCCTGACTGTGGCTTGCTTGATCCGAAGTATCGGGGCTGGGATTCGCAGCGTGTGTTCAACGACTTGAAGCAACAAGCTGACAAGGGCTCGGTGCATGTCAAGACCAAAGGCGATCAGGCGGGGCGTGATGTACCAGTGGACGATACCCCATCGTTGGATGATCACGACTGGGAGGGCGCTGATGAGATGAGCGGCGAAGAGAAAGAAGTTCTAGCACGTGACATCGATCAGGCTCTACGTCAAGGCTCGATACTCGCTGGCAAGATGAAAGGCAACATGCCGCGTGAGATCAAGGAAGCGTTGGAAGCGAAGGTTGACTGGCGTCAGGCGCTGCGAGAGTTCGTCACGTCATTCTGTATGGACAAGGATGAATCGACATGGCGTCGTCCTTCTCGGCGGTGGATAGGTGAAGATGTTTACATGCCTAGCTTGATCGGTGAGTCGGTCGGTCGCATCGTGGTGGCTATCGATATGTCAGGCTCTATTGGTAGCGACGAGATCAGTCAGTTCTTGGGCGAGATCCGCAGCATCTGTGAGAACGTGAAGCCCGAGGGTATCGACGTGCTGTATTGGGATACTCGCATCGCGCAGCACGAGAAGTATGAGCAAGACCAACTGGGTGCGCTGTTGAGTAGTACCAAGCCTAGAGGTGGTGGAGGTACATCGCCAAGCTGCATACCGCAGTACATCAACGACAAGAAGATCAAGGCAGAGTGTGCCGTCATCTTGACCGATGGGTATGTGGGCGGTGACTGGGGTGAGAACTGGCCTTGCCCGACGCTATGGGGTATCACGTCGGATGAGGTGAGTGCAATTGGTAAGACGGTTCGTATTAATTAACACGTGTTAATAAATTAAGGAGAGTGCCATGATTCAGAATAGCGCAATGTTGGTTGACCTGAACATCTCGGTGTGGACAGGCCGCAAGCAGGACAAGCGTGTGTCGGAAGAGATCGATGCCGCCAAGAGTACCAAGACAAAGGCTGGCAACTATCATAAGAAACTGCTGGCAGGTACGCAGAAGCTAGACGATTTACAGAAACTTGTTACTGGGATTCGTGCATGGCACTACGCGCAGACGTTGCCGTGGTCGGATGGTGGCTCACGCCTACTACCCATGAAGAACTTCTTCGACTACAAGGCAACACTCAATGACCTTGAGACGCAGTTCAATGAAGCGGTGGAAGCGTTCCTGACTGACTACCCAACACTTGTATCCGCAGCGGCGTTTCAGTTGGGTGACTTGTTCGACTCCGAGGAGTATCCAAATGCGGAGAGGTTGCGCGATAAGTTCCGGTTCCGGTTCGTGTTCCTGCCTGTACCCGAGGTTGGTGACTTCCGTATTGATATTAACGAGCAGCACAAGGAAGAACTCAAAGCTCAATACGAATCGTTTTATGAGAACAAGTTGTCAGAAGCAATGCAAGACGCATGGGCCCGGCTCCATGAATGTTTATCCAAGATGAGCGAGAAGCTGGCGAACGCCCCGTCCCCAAGAATGACGAAGGATGGCGAGGTGTACACACAGATATTCCGCGATTCGCTGGTGACTAATGCGGTGGAGTTGTGTGAGTTGCTGACCAAGCTGAACGTGACGAACGATGCCAAGTTGGAGAACGCACGTAAGACGTTGGAGTCGTTGATCGTCGGCGTGTCGCCCAAAGACTTGCGTGAGGATGAACACATGCGGTTGGATGTGAAGTCGAAGGTCGATGAAATCTTGAGCATGTTCTGACAATAAGTTAACACCTGTTAATAAGGAGAGTGTGATGTTGAATTTCATTAATACCGAAGAAGCCGAGGGCTGCGAGATACTGAGTATTGTGAAGGAGTATCGCAAGTCGCAGGTCAGTCGGTTCCCTATCGATGTCAAGTTCGGTACACGGTCGGCTAGGTTCTACGACACTCGGCATCCAGAGAAAGCAATCGCGGCGGTCTTTCTCGATAAAGACGAGAAAGGCAAAGAGTACTGGGTGATTGAGTCTCGGCTGATACATGTGGGTAGGTTTACTGGTTCGCGTAAACATCAGAAACGCACTACAGATGTAAAGAAGTTGGTGCGTTACATGCAGGACTACATTCGCACCATATCTATTGCGGAGATGGCGGATCGATGGCACAGGGACTTTGAATCAGCAATTCGAGACTGGATGTACTCCGCAGACAAACTTGTTCGTGATCATTGCACGGTGACAAGAGACGAGTTGATGCGCGAGATACTCCGACTGCAAGCTACTGGCTACACACCACAGACAGAGAGGTTTGCACAAATCATCCAATCAGGTGTGCCTGCATGGGAAGAAAAGATACGACGCGAGTCACGCAAGGTGATGCAGGTGTATGTGTGCGTAAACACCGACGATACGGTTGAGGTGTACTGCCCCGACAAGTTGGGCTATGCAGGTATCCAAGAAGGTAACAACTTCTATCAATCGATTGATGATGCGCCATTATCCATACAACAACAAATTGCTATGCTGCGAATGATGGAGATGAAAACATTCGTCCCCGAGGTTGGTGTACGCACTAGTGAGAACGGCTATTGGGTCGAGGTGATGGGCGAGTAAAAATCTTTGTTGTGGGGCTTGACAATGTTAGAGTATGTTTATAAATTATAGCCACAACGAGGATTATTATGGATCGAAGATTTGTTATCTGGGTAACTATGGATGAGCGCGGCGATTCGATTAGCATCGTTGCGCGAGATAACGAGTCACTTGAAACGGTTTGGATCGCAGAGTTTCATGTTGCGCCTAAGTTCGTAGTTGAACGGTTCGCTATGCTCAAGTTAACAGATGTTAATAAATCTACCAAAGGAGAATTTATAGGACGAAGACTGCAAGACAACATAATTGTTATCTACATTACGTATGACGAATTTCAACAAATAAAGGAAGAGTGCAAATGAAAACCAAAATCTCAGTTCGTGAGTCAGTAACCCGCGCTATCAAAACACACGGCCCGATGAAGCCAAAAGAACTCATCACAACTACTGGCAGGGCGGCTGGTCGTGTGTACACCGCGCTTGGTACGTTGAAACAGAATGGCTATCTAACTAAGCTAGGCAATGGGCGGTACGCAATAGCCGATGCCCCTGCGTTGACTGCCATAACGCCGAATGTTGAGCCAGTCAAAACACTACCATCCAGACCAGAGATATCTTTTGCGAAGCAGCTTGGTCGGGCGCAAGCAGAGATCGATAATTTGCAGAAGAAGTTGCAGGACACCACCATCAAATACTACGACACCTTAGCTGTCCTACGTTATCTGGAATCCAAAATCACCATCACCAAACGCACGTAGCCATGCCTGCACCTGAAAGCAAAGTTAAGGATAAGGTGAAGAAGTTATTAGCTGCGCATGGAGCCTACCACTTCATGCCAGCTACGCATGGTTACGGATCGTCAGGAGTTCCTGATATTGTCGCTTGCTTACATGGTAAATTTATCGGTATTGAGTGCAAGGCAAACGGCAATAACCCCACTGCGCTTCAAGTAAAGAATTTGCGAGAACTATCATCGGCGGGGGGCATAGCAGTCGCCGTTGATGAAACGGGACTCGACAAACTAAAAGTTTTGTTAACAGACGTTAATAAATTGAACGATGGGGTCTTTCTTAATTTTTTAAAAAATTTTGAGGGAGGTTGACATGTTGAGAGATGGACGGTTCATCAAGGAAGAGCCACCGAGGATTGGGCAGTTCTACGTGCCGCAGGTGAAGGAAGAAGATCGTACGCCGGAAGAACGCTTCATGCAGAACGTGTTGCTCGGGTATAGGGACAATCAGCATAATTTTCTGTCAAAGATATTTGGATTTATGCTACGCATCTGATTGGGGTAATCATGAAAAGTTCTTTTCTTTTGCTGGACACATTGATAAAAGAGTTTGGTTTGAAGAATGACGCAGCACTTGCTAAGTTTTTGGAAGTACCACCAAGCGCGTTATCTAAATGGCGTAACGGGTTTCAAGGCGTGTCGGCGGAACGCATACTGCATATCTACGATAAAACCGGATGGTCAATCGAGAAGATAAGGGGGTTACTCAGATGACAGCCACTCTGATGATCGCAGGTATCTTACTTATGGGTGCTGGGGTCGCAGTGTTGGTGTTTGGGGTGTTAGCAGCGTTGTATATGTTGTTAGATGAGGAACGAAAATGATTGTCGAAACGGTTAACTTTAAAGCAGTTTGGAATTGGATCAACGCAGTGTGGGCAAAGTCGTTGATCGCCATCTTTTTGTTTTTGATTGGGCTATGGATCGGCGGCGTGACCACTGAGGGACGGATTGTTTCTGACTGCAAGTTCGCCGGATCATTCCGCGCAGACATACAAGCGTTCAATTGCCAGCGGAGGATTTAATGAAGACGCGGTTCTGTACCAGTTGCCAATGCCACCGAGAAGAAGCTACAGGTGAGTACAAACTCGTGAACAAAACGAGGCGCTGGATATGCCGAGCATGCTTAGACCGTAAGAGCGAGAGCATCTACCGCAATGTAAATAAGGAGAAGCGATGAACAGAGATGACATCAACAAGTTGATACAAGAACACGGACTCTTTCACGGCACGATGGCGTTAGGGGTAGTGATGGATGCTGAGCATTTGGAACGCTTCGCCAACCTAGTCGCAGCAGCAGAGCGTGAGGCGTGTGCTGATATTGCTGAGAACTGGAGATGTAACGGCATGCCGCGATATGGTGTTGCTTTTGCTATCCGCGAAAGGGGTGCGCCATGAAGAAAGATTTGTTGAAACCTATGGGGAGACGAGATGATAAGTGACCGTATGAAAAACGCGCTTGATCTAGCAGACAAGTGCTGGAATAAAGCCAACAGCGAAGCACCTGAGTTCGTGGAATCCTATCTCGAACATGCTGAAAAACTGTTGCTATCGAAACCGTATGTGCGTGGTGAAGAGTTCAGAGCGTTCTGTCACCAGAATGGTTTAGCCCGTCCAAAGCATGTTCATCCGAATGTATGGGTGTCAGGCGTAAGAGCATTGAACATAATAGGATGGATAAACCCTGTAAAGAAAGTCGTACCGGAAAAATCACACAACCACATGCCTAGCGTGACTCTTTGGCAAAGCAGGATATACAAATGAAATTAACTAGACAAGCCACACGTCTGGCAAACAACTTTAGAGAGATGCCCCGTAATGAGGATGATTTAGAAGCTGCTTCTGTACTGATTGAACTTTCGCGGGTGTACGAAGCAGCATTTGATATGGTGTACGCGAACACACACGAGCAAAGCACGAAGGCTTATGTCGTAATGCTTAACTTGATCAAGGGAAAAAATTATGGCGATTGATCCAAAGGACGAAAAGATCTTTACGTATGTCACTGATAAGAAGGCGCCTGTAACCGTCAAGCAAGTTGTGAAAGCGCTTACCGTCAGTGAGACACATGCAAAGAGGGCACTGGATTTCTTTGGATCAATTGGGTTGGTAGAAGTAACCAAGCAGGGCAGCATTAAGTTTTACAAGGTGAAGGTTTGAGCCAGCCAAGCAAAGGTATGTTGGTTAAGTTGCAGCGGAAGTTGCAGGGCAGGTATTTGTTTAACGTAAAAGATGTTGCTCGGATACTGAAGCGAAGCATCCGTAGCGCAGAGCGGTACATCGTCATGCTAAAAGAACTTGATGTGATCGAGTTTAAATTCCGAGGCGAAGATCGCTACTACTATTACCGTGTCAGGAGAAACAAATGAAGTTAGATAAATTGGCGCAAGCCCTAAACAACGTGCGCGACAAGTTCAAAGTCGATAGCACCGACCTACTGATCCTTAACTCTGTGATCGAGATGAACAAGCAGGGTGACGTGCTGACCATGCAGTTCATAAAAAATTTCGACGGTGCGTCTGAAGCTACGACGCATGCGCGGATGAAGCGGTTGGTGCAGTCTGGGTTGCTCTCACGTGTTGGTGATGATGAGAACCTACGTATCAAGAAGTTGAAACCCACAAATAAAACGAGCGAACTTGTCAAATACCTAGCGGAGATCTGATATGGCAATAACGGTTATTTCAGAAGTAGACTCTAAAATTGTAGCGACAGGCAATGATAATTTAATAACCGGTGGAATTATATCTGCCAAAGGTTTCAAAACTGTAAAAGAAGTTTTTCAAGATATTCCCGTCAAAACATTAGTACTTGAGTACTGGAAGAATCATGTCGAAACAGTGCAAAGCGGGGCTTACAGAGGATCAAAAGACGCTGGAAGTATCGTTACATCCGCCATTTTGGATCATCCGAAAATTTTGCTAGAACACGATGATTTTGCTGATGTAATAATTAATCCACATTTCAAGAATGTACAAGCGCTGAAGCTGCCTTTCCCCAAGCTAGTAGTAGTTGTGGGGGAACCTTATGACGACATAGAAAAAATTGTACCTGAACACCATAGGCAAACCGCAGATTATGGTGACGGGCATTTAAGATATTTCTTTTCGTTTTGCGCTAGTCAATTATCTGACGAATCTGTGTGTGTAATTGTACCCATGATAGGCCGACAATCAGGTAAAGGCGTATTTCTTGTGGAAATACACATGAGTTATGGAGAAACTCCAACAGGAGCGCCAAAAATATTAATAGGAATTCCTCCAGAACAAAAATCATGGATAAGTCAATACGAAATTGAAAAAATATCACGTTACTTATCCGAAACTATATACATGATGACGCTGAACCCTTCTACCGCACAGGTGTGCATCTCAATACCAACTAAAGAAGAAAGTGATAAAAATAAAAAACGAATTCGAAAAGGCAAAAAACCCTTAATCGAGTTTAAATTGATTACAATAGATGGCAAGAAACCAGACCCGATCAAAGCACCACCCGCTGGCACACATGCTTCACCAAAACAGCACTGGCGGCGTGGGCACTGGAGGCACTACGCGTCGGGTAAAACTGTGTTCATCGACCCGATGCTGGTTGGTGATGAGAAGAATGGCAAGATCGTGAAGGACTACGCAGTTGGTCTTTATGACGATGCTAAAAACAAACGAGTGCAACGACAAGGAATTCAATGATACTCACCGTAGACTTTGAAACGTACTACGACAAAGAGTTTTCCCTATCCAAATTGACCACCGAAGAATACGTACGTGACGATAAATTTGAAGTTATCGGTGTAGGTATCAAGGTTGACGACGAGGAAACGTCATGGTTCTCTGGAACTAAAGACGAACTCAGGAAGCATCTGCGTCAGTACGACTGGGCTAACTCATTTGTGTTGGCACACAACACGATGTTTGATGGAGCCATTCTGTCGTGGCACTTTGGCGTCACCCCCAAAGGCTGGTTCGATACGCTCTGTATGTCACGCGCACTGCACGGCGTGGATGCCGGAGGTAGCTTGAAAGCGTTGGTAGAACGCTATCAGATCGGTGCTAAGGGAGACGAGGTTATCAACGCGCTGGGTAAGCGCAGGGTGGATTTCACGGAAGAAGAGTTGGCGCAGTACGGTGCGTACTGTCGCAACGACGTGGATTTGACGCACACCTTATTTAGTATTCTGATGAAGTCTTTTCCTAAGAAAGAACTTAAGGTTATCGACACAACGCTAAAGATGTTTGTAGAACCAGAGCTGGAGTTGGATACGGCTATGTTGGAGCAGCATCTTATAGACGTTAAGACCAAGAAAGAAAAGCTTCTGGCAGCGGCGGCATCAGACAAAGATACGTTGATGTCCAACGACAAGTTTGCAGAACTGCTTATCAGTCTGGGGGTTGACCCACCTCGCAAGATAAGTGCGCGGACGGGCAAGGAAGCGTGGGCGTTTGCCAAGACTGATGAAGACTTCAAGGAGTTGGCAAAGCATCCTGACCCACGTGTACAAGCGCTAGTGGCTGCGCGGCTTGGTACGAAAACAACTTTGGAAGAGACTCGCACTCAACGGTTTATCGATATTTCCAATCGCGGCAAGCTGCCCGTACCCATCAAGTACTACGCCGCACATACTGGGCGTTGGGGTGGGGATGACAAGATCAACCTACAGAACCTGCCAAGCCGAGGGCAGAACGCAGGTAAGTTGAAGTCATCGATCAAGCCACCGGAAGGGCACGTCATTATTGACTCGGACTCATCGCAGATCGAAGCGCGGACAGTTGCGTGGCTGGCAGGGCAGGATGATTTGGTCGAGGCGTTCGACAAGGGCGAGGACGTGTACAAGATCATGGCGTCCGCTATCTACGGCAAAGAAGTTGAGAGCATTAGTGCAGACGAACGGTTCGTGGGGAAGACCACGATTCTTGGTGCTGGCTACGGCATGGGTGCTGAGAAGTTCCAAGCGCAATTAAAAATATTTGGCGTGGACATCCCGCTGGAGGAATGTAAGCGGATCATCGCAGTGTATCGCCAGACCTACGCCAAGATTCCAGCGTTGTGGCGGCAAGCACATACATGTTTGGGTGCCATCATCAGTGGTAATGCAGCGCCGTTCGGCGCGGTGGATGCGGTTACGTTCGACCCGACTGAGCGAGGGTTCCTGCTACCTAGTGGGTTGTGGCAGCGGTACGACGGGCTTGAGCGTATATATGACCCCGAGGGTAAAGAGCAGTTCCAATACAAGACCCGCAAGGGACTCGTGAAAATTTATGGTGGTAAGGTGGTTGAGAACATCTGCCAAGCTGTTGCTAGATGTGTAATTGCAGAGCAGATGATCAAGATCGCCAAGCAGTACAAAGTGGTGCTCACCGTGCATGATGCTGTGGCGTGTATCGCTCCGTTGGAAGAGGCTCGTGATGCTAAAAAATACGTGGAAACTTGTATGCAGTGGCGTCCAGATTGGGCGGCTACTCTTCCGTTGAACTGTGAAGCTGGGGTTGGAGATAACTATGGCGCAGTCTAAAGTTGCTTGGTCTTACTCGTCGCTTGATATGTTCAAGCTTTGTCCACACAAGTATTACCGACTCAAGGTAAAGAAGGATGTCGTCGAGCCGCCGCAGGAACATCTGAGATTTGGTTTGGACGTACACAAAGCAGCCGAGGACTACATTAGAGATGGCACCCCCATCCCACCAAAGTACAGCACCTTGCTTGCCCCGCTGGAGCGCATCCGAGCAATGGATGGGGACAAGCTTTGCGAACAACGCCTTGGTTTGACTAGGGATCTGCAACCCTGCAAGTTCGGTGCAAAAGATGTTTGGTGGAGAGGGATCGCTGACTTGATCGTGCTGCGGGGGGACAAAGCCTACGTGGTGGATTACAAAACAAGCAAGTCCGCCAAGTACGCCGACACCAAGCAGTTGGAGATTCTGTCGTTAGCTTTATTTAAACATTTCCCGCAGGTAAAAAAGATCAAGGCAGGGCTGTTGTTCGTGGTGGCAAACGACTTCGTGACCACCGAGTACCAGAAAGACAGCGCCGGTATGTACTGGACGAAGTGGATAGAAGACGTTAACAGATTGGAAAAAGCGGTGGAGCTGGGGGTATGGAACCCGCGCCCAAACTTCACGTGTGGGCAGTGGTGCCCCGTCAAGGATTGTATTCATAATGGCAAAGGAGAATACCGATGAACGATCTAGTTATCCGGCTGTCAGACTCAGATGATCCCCCTGCTTTTATGGATGTTGGTTACACAAGTGATCAGGACAGTGGTAACAGCGCAAGAACGGTACTCAGTCTAGAGGACGCAGGTGGTGCCACCATAAATCTGTACATAAAGCAGCGTTGGAAGGATAATCAATACATCAAAGTCGAGGACGTAACGGCTGTGGATGTTGAAATCTTTGGTGGGGTAGAACGTAGCGAGTTGCTACACGCCATGAAGCTAATACTTGAGGCCGAGAAGGTTGCAAGCATAATCAAGTGGGGAGCGCAAGATGCCTTATAAGAATAAGGAAGATCGCAACTACAAACGTGAATACGCCAATTACCAAGGAACCGAAGAGCAAAAGAACAATCGGGTCGAACGTAACGCTGCACGTAGGAAGTTGTTGAAAGATGGCAAGGTTAGTAAGGGCGATGGTAAGGATGTAGCCCACCGCAAAGCCATCGATAAAGGGGGTTCCACAAAGGATGGAGTCCGTGTAGAATCAAAAACAGCAAACAGATCGTTTCGCCGTGATAGCCAAGGGAACCTAGTTTCCGAGAAGAGCAAGCGCGAAGCAAAGAAGTAAGTAGTTTACAAAGTAATTTTTTATAGGCTGCAAGTGGGAATACCACTTTCGGCCTATCAGTGTCTGGAGATAGAGTGCAAATCATCGACAACAGGGCATTGCTGCTGCGCGTTAAAGAACCTAACCGCATCACAACCGTCATACCAAAAGCCAAGGTGCTAGATACCGGCGAAGTGCTGGTGAAGTGGGGGCTTGAAGAAGCTCAGGTACTGAAGAATCTGCGGATCAAGAACGTACCGTCCCCAATCAAAAATCAGTATGACTGGCCCGGACTGTACCGCCCGTTCGACCACCAGAAAGAAACCGCATCATTCCTAACCCTGCACAAACGAGCGTTCTGTTTCAACGAGCAGGGTACTGGTAAGACATCGAGCGTTATCTGGGCAGCGGACTACTTACTGAACAAGGGTGTCATCAAGCGGGTGTTGGTGTTGTGTCCCCTGTCCATCATGCAGCCAGCGTGGGAGACGGACTTATTCCGGTTCGCCATGCACAGGACATGTGCTATCGCCCACAGCTACAACAAAGAGAAACGAGTTGAAGCGATAAACAGTTCCGCAGAGTTTGTGATCATCAACTACGACGGGCTAGAGATCGTCAAGGAAGAAGTTGAGAAAGCCAACTTTGATTTAATTGTGGTGGATGAAGCTAACGCCTACAAAAATGTTCAGACAAAGCGTTGGAAGACCCTAGCCGGGCTGATCAAACCTACAAGCTGGGTATGGATGCTGACCGGAACCCCTGCGTCGCAATCGCCCACCGATGCGTACGGCCTTGCGAAATTAATAAACCCGAGCGGAGTACCTAAGTTCTATGGCGCGTTCCGCGACATGGTAATGCAACGCATTACACAGTTTAAGTGGATACCCAAGCCGCAATCAGAAAAGCTAGTCCACGATGTGTTGCAGCCAGCCATACGATTCACAAAAGAAGAGTGCCTTGACTTACCCGACATGACGTACGTAACCAGAGATGTTCCGCTGTCGGCGCAACAAAAGAAATTCTACGAGCTGATCCGAAGAGACATGATGACGGTCGCCGCAGGAGAAGAGATCACGACTGTCAATGCACCGGCAAATCTCAACAAGTTATTACAACTGTCGTGCGGTGCAGTGTATGCCGATACTGGAGAGGTGGTGGCGTTTGATGCCAAGAGTCGCCTGAACGCGCTGCTGGAAGTTATAGAAGAGGCAAGCCACAAGGTCATTGTGTTTGCGCCGTTCAAACATGCCATTGACATAATTGCCGAAGAGTTAAAGTCAAACGGAATTAGCACTGAGGTAATTCATGGCGGCATCAGTGCAACTAAACGCACGGAAATATTTGCCAACTTTCAAACGACAGACAGCCCACACGTGTTAGTCATTCAACCACAAGCTGCTGCGCACGGTGTAACACTTCATGCTGCAAACGTCGTTGTCTGGTGGGGTCCGATTACATCTATTGAAACTTACCTACAAGCTAATGCACGAGTGCATCGCGCTGGGCAACGCAACCCATGTACGGTTGTGCATCTGCAAGGCAGCCCAGTCGAGCATCGTATCTACAAGATGTTGTCAGAGAAAGTTGATATTCATTCACGACTCATCGATCTTTATAAAAATGTGGTTGAAGATACTTGACAATGTAAACTGCGGTGCCCATAATTAGTCAGCAGTTCATAAAAAGGAGAGTGCGATGTCAGAAACAGTTAATGCTGATAGGCTTGCAAAAGTCTATGTCAAAATCCGTGAGAAGCGTAAAGAACTTGCAAAGCAAGATCGTGAACTAGAAGAGCAGTTAGAGTTAGTCGCTCATCAGTTGCTTGAGATTTGCAAAGAGCAAGGGGCTGCAACTATACGCACTCAGCACGGCACCATCTCTCGAAGGACTAATAAACGATTCTGGCCTACGGACTGGGATGCGTTCTATAAGTTCATCAAAGAGAAAGACGTTATGTCTTTGCTTTACCAACGCATCAACACAGCCAACATGCAGCAGTACCTTGAAGAAAACCCCGATGTGCATCCGCCGGGGCTGAACGCGGATGTGACACAAACTATTGTTATCGTTAAACGCTAGGAGAGTGCAATGAGTAACGAACTCGCAGTGCTGGATCAAGGTCTTCCCTCTTACCTAAAAGATGCGGAGCTAGATGCAACCACTAAAGCCCTGATGGGTGGGGGCGGTGGCGGAGAATCAAAACGTATTTCCATCAAGGGCGGCGTATGGCGCATGATGGTGAATGGTAAGGAAGTAGCCAAGAACGAAGACCGTTCGATGAATGTTGTAATCGTCGCAGCGGCAGAGAAAGTATCAAGGACGTTTTATGCAAAGCAATACTCAGAAGGTGGCGAGGTTACTGCTCCCGACTGCTGGTCAGCGGATGGAGAAATGCCAGACGCAAAAGTCAAAGAACCACAGTCCAAGCGATGCCTCGACTGCCCACAAAACATTAGAGGCTCGGGACAGGGTGAAAGCCGTGCTTGCCGTTACAGTCAACGCTTGGCTGTCGTATTAGCCAATGACGTTAAGGGTG